CAAACAAAGGAGCAAATATAAATGAAGAAGACTAAGACAACTGCAGATGAGAACAACGGAATTACAGTCGTGATTCCAGCGTATGGCCCAGTATCCACAGTGAACCATTCAGTGTCATCTGCACTCGACAACTACACAGGCAACAAAGATGATACTGCTTCGATGCTCAACATTGAAGTTCTTATAATGGCAGATGATATTGAATACCAGAAAGAGCATGACGGAGCCTCTCAATACGACTACTTCATCACAAAGGAATATCAGCAAGCATACGACATGACACGCAAATCAGTCAGGGTAATCCACAATCTGGAGAGATACGGCGACCACATCTATCAAGGCGGAGGAAGAATCTTTGGTCTGTACCTCGCTACATACAAATGGATTGTGTGGTTTGACTGTGACGATACATTGGCGCCTTCTGCACTGAGTGAATACTGGGATATAATCCGCAAAGAGAATCCGCGCTGTCCGATATTCCGCATTGGCAACAGCTTCCTGTCATTTGACAGCAATGGCTACCGCAAAGACGTTGGTCACAGTATATGGGTACAGGCATGGTGCCGCAACCGCGACTTCTACAAGAAGTTCAATCTCACTGATGCTACAATCTATGTAAACAAAGTGAACCGCAAACAGGGTGAAGACTACCTTGCTGAACAGATTGCCTGCTACTGCTTCGACCACAACAGAGCTACTGAAGAGACAATCAAAGCTGGCGACAACACGAAATGGCAGGAAATCAATATCAATGGCGGAAAGGACTCAACACCATGCGGATTCTGGTGGCCAAATCATGACAGCTTATCCAGACAGGACATCTACTACGGACAGCATCTCGCTGGCTCAACAATGTCTAGTTCAATGACAATCATCAACTTCATGAAGAAATACAATGAAGAGAACGGAATCACACAGCAGGAAGATGAAGCATTCAAGCATCGTCTGCTCAACATGGTAATCTACAGCTACTTCAACCTTGCCGACTTCTTAAAGACAGTGAGCTTCAGCAATAAAGTGCATGAGTTCAATCCGCAAGCACCAGCTGGCTATAAACCACTTGAACAGGACTGGATTCTGTTAAGAGACAACTGCGCTGCTTTGAGAAAGGAACTGCTCACATACTATGATGAGATTCAGGACCAAGATGTGACAGATGAACTCTTCCGCGTCAGACATCAGAGCGACTGCAGATGCTGCAACGTATGGTTTGGCAGCTTTCAGGAATACATGAAAGAAGAGCATACTATATTAAATATGGACTACAGGGAAATGCTTGACTACTGCTCTAAGCTTGACTGGGACAACGGAGCTGTAAATGAAATCCACAGCAAGCAGTTTACCGCGTTCATAGCGAGGAAGAACAATGAAAGACCTACTGAGAAGGATTCTGTATAAATGCACATCGACTAAATTCGTTATAACAATCTGGGCTATGGTGATGGTATCATATATGACTTTCACCAAGACCTTGGATAATCCTGTAAGCTACATACTGGCTGCTGTGCCAATAGCTTACTGCGGATTCAATATTCTTCAGCATAGAAAGGACGATGACAAATGATACTGACAGTCATTATACATGGCGTGCCACATACACTGATTAAACAGGATAATCTGCTCATTGATACCTTGACTGGAGATTCATACTTGCAATACGACAGCCTGATTCTGAATACCAGAACTGGTGAAACGATTATAATAGGTAAATGATTATGAGTAAGAGCAAGAAACTCTACTTTGACGCTCAGACAAGCTACGACCTTGCGTATGATGCCTACGCCAAAGACAAGACAGATAAGAAAGCCTGGGATATGATGTGGCGATGCACTCAGATAACGTGCTTCAACATCATCAACAGGATAACAAAGAAGGCGCTATCAGTTGAAGATGCCAACGATTATGCACTGGACATCACCTGTACGATTATGCAGAAAGTCAGAGATAACGGCGTCAGACCATCGAAACTAACATCATACTGCTACCTGCCTTGTCTGTCAATCTTTGCAAAGCAGAAGCACTTTGAAGATGAGATAGTATACGGAGAAGTGGAATCCGATGCAGAAGGGCACTTCTATATTGTGAAGGAAGAGGCAGCAGATGAGTGATACAGCACTAGAGAAGCAGTCATTATACTTGGTAAAGAGAGCAATGGCAAACCTCATCACCTCTAAGAAATGCAGCATGAAGAAGATGGCTGGTGTGCTCGACAATCTCGCTAGAAATGAATGGATGACAGACCACATGTCTGCTAAGCAGCTAGCGATATACAAGATGCTCATGGAAGAGCTCAACCACACAATCGATGAGGAATTGAAATGACTAAACAGATGGCCACCATCATAAATGAACTAGCAAAGTATAGCCAGACAGCCGGATATGTATATAAGACAGAAGACTCTGTATATACTGCCAATGGCTATGCAATCATCATTGAAGCACATACAGACAATGTGCTTGCTGTTGTTTATGATAAAGCTACTGACAGCCTGTATAAATCTGTCCTTACAATGCTACAGGCTGCTAAAGCTGATGGCCATCAGTATATCAAGGTTGTAGGCTGGAAGAGATGGAGCATATTCATCAGGAAACTTCCTTCATTCAACGGAATAATGGCGGACAGAGACAATGATACAGCCTATATCAATTTGGAGAAACTATAAATGGCTACGAAAGATGAGCTCACTGAAATGCACAAAGAGAGTGCTCGGAAGATTGGTCTTGCAAACAAAGGCAGGAAGCAGTCGCCTGAACACAAAGAAGCCAGGAAGGAAGCCAGAACAGCAAACGTCATAATGAAAGTTGCTGTCTATGACAGACTTAAACAGGACCTCTTAGCATCCAAAGGCGACTTGTCTAAGATTACATATCTAGATGAGTTCATGGATAAGTTCCTTGCTGAAGCTAGAAAGGACCCATGCTCCAAAGCTGGCGTCATACTTGCTCAGTGCATATTCAAAGACAACCTTCTGGATTTAATCGATAAAGACGCCTCAAACGCAATGGCTAAAGACCACGACTTCCAGATGTATCGACTTCTCAAACAGTTCTATGACCAGCAGCGTGCAATGCTAATGGATTTGAATCAGTATCGCAAGATGATTGCAATCACTAGCCGTCGTGTAGGAAAGACTACTACTGCAGCTGGAGCAATTGTAGCGGAAGCATTGACGCCAGGCTCACCAGTCACTTATGTAAACTTGACATTCAGCAACGCAATAGACCAGATATGGGCTAAAGTGCTTAGTTATAGTGAATCAGTAGGTCTGGAAATAGAGCGTGCATCTCAGCCGGAAGGCTCAATTGAGTGGACAAACGGCTCTAAACTGAATGTATGTGGCAACAACTCAAATAAAGAAGCAGACAAATTAAGAGGCTTCAGCACCAGATGTGCAATCATTGATGAAATCGGACACCAGAGGAATGTAGACTATCTGCTGAATGAAGTTCTGCTTCCGCAGATGGTTGATTATCCAGACAGCACGCTGATGCTAATAGGCACTCCTTCCAGAGAGCCGCATCACTTCAGCACTAAGATATTTCAGGAAGATGCGACATATAAGAAGTATCACTGGACTATGATGGACAACCCGTATATCACAGGAGCTAAAGAGTTCATTGAAGACCTGTGCAGAACGAAAGGCATCACACTTGATTCTCCGTTTATAAGACGTGAGTATTTCGGAGAGTTCGCAGCTGATACTGATGCTCTTGTATTCAGAGACTACGCTACGTATGATACACTTCCAGACGACTTCGTTCCTACAAACATCGTCATCGGAGCTGACTACGGATATCAGGACAGCAACGGTATCGTGACGTTAGTCTATGACAAGAAGACCAAGAAAGCATTCGTCACAAATGAATCAAAGTTCAACAGAGCTCCAGTAACACAGATAATGGACACCATTGAAGAGCACTACCATAAAGCTGCGGAGATTGCAGACAAATATCATCTGAAGCACGACAATATCGCCATATTTGCAGATACAAACGAAGAGTCAATAACGAGAGACCTTCAAGTTGTAAGGCATCTTCCAGCATTCAACTGCTACAAATACGACCGTGATTATGCAATTGAGGTCTTGGCTGAACAGTGTAGAATTGGCGGAATAAAGATTAAGACAGACGGACCTTTAGCTAATGAGTTCCAGACAATACTCTACTGTCGTGACAAAGATGACAATATTGTCTCAAAGATTGATGATACAGTCTTCCATCCTGACATCATGATGGCTTTACTGTATGCCAGCAGACAGATGTTCTATGACTTCGGACTGGAAGTTGAGTATAAAGCACCAGCAGCTACTGACGGATATATAAAGGATTCAGCTGGCAACATAACAGTAGGAGCAGCTAATGCTCCAGCTCAGTTCAAGGATTTGGGAATAGTAGGGTAGGCTTACGCTAAAGCTATGCTACTATATTAAATTATATAGGAGATTACAATGGGCGATGAAGACGTTATAAAGGCGCTCAAAGACAGCCTTAAATACCTCTTACAACAGGAAGAGATTAGGCATCAGGAGATTGAAGCACTCAATGCAAAGATTGATGCTCTCAGTTCCCAGTTCAGTTCTAAACTAGATGACTGGGATAAGTTCTCTGGTGAACAGAGGCTTGGAGCGTTCCGTGACAAATATCATGACAAGCTCGATAAATTCAATGAACCGATGTCACTTATAAATGGCAGCGATTATGATGCAGTCAAAGACAGCTTCGACTACTACAGTCAAATGGAAGGCGAGAAGCCTGACGAAGATGAGTATGTAGACAAAGTATCTGGCTCGCTTCAGGAATATATCGATGGTATCAAAGCTAAACTTGGCACTGAAGCTATCAAGATTACCGCAGACACGACTGGCGACGGCAAACCTGATACAGTTGTTGTCGATGAGTCAAAGACTGTAAAGACTGCAGAACCTGCTGCTGCACCTGCCGATGATGCTGCTAAAGCTGCTGAAATGGGCAAGATTGAAGAGCAGTATAAGAACGACCAGGACAAAGATGCTGCAGTTAAAGCTTTGACTGGAATTGGCTACTCTGATGCGGAAGCATCACAGTATGTGGAGAACTGGGACAAAGAGCTCGAAGAGAGCTTCAACAAAGATATTGAATCAGCTGCAGATAAACTGGTTTCAAAGGAGAATAAATAATTATGGCTGTTACAACTGAAAGTGGACTTCTGTCCATGCTTAAAGTATTCTATGCGAAAGAAGGCTTAATGAACCTTCTGTTCCGCAATGATGAGTTCTTGAAGACAATCAAGAAACAGAGAGTTGAAGGCAAGACACAGAACTTCAGCGCGTTATACACTCGTGGCGGAGCAGTATCTGCTACATGGACTAAAGCTAAAGCACTCGCTACACAGACAGCGCAGGCTAAGGAATTCGCAATTGAACCTGGTCAGCTCTTCTCTGCGGCTGTCTTCAACAACAAAGAACTTCTTGCTTCTCGCACATTGAGAGGCGCATACCTTCCTATCGCTTCTGCGAAGATGTTCGCAAATGCTGAATCATTCCGCAAGACACTCGCTGTCGCGCTCTATGGCTCAGGACACGGAGAACTCTTTACAACGACTGGCTCATTCGCTATGACTGCGGCTACTGAAGTCGTTCAGACTTGGCCTACATCAGCAATCATGGGTATCGACATCGGCTCACAGGTTGAATACAAAGTATCGCCTGCTGCTACTGCAATCGCTGATACTGCTGTTGTTACTGCTATCGACATGGCAAACAAAGCTGTCACAGTCGTTCCTGCTTCTACAGCTACTCTCGCTACTGGCGGAGTTGTATGTATTGCTGGATGCACAGACAATGATGGCCGCCCGATGCTTCCTGTCGGACTTGGCGGATGGCTTCCTTCTACAGCACCGAGCTCAACAGACAACTTCTTCGGTGTAAACCGCTCAGTTGCTCCAGACCGTCTTGCTGGTACACGCTATGCTGCTCCTTCTGGTGAAGCTAAGTATGTATCACTTCAGAACGCGATTCTTTCTGTATCACGCTATGGCTCAAGAGCTAACGTGATTATCATGAACGATGCAGACCGCCTTGCTCTTGCTAAAGAAGTCGAGAACAAGACATACTTCACTAAAGCTAATGGCGGAGACGGAAAGTCTGCTGCAAACGTTGGCTATGGTGACATCGGAATTGCTGTCAACAAGAACTTCCTTGATACAGTCATTGGCTCACCTTACTGCCCTGCTGGAACTGGCTACGTTCTCGATTCCGACACTGTCGAACTCTGGACGTTCAGCAACGCAGACAAGATTGATGATGGTGCAGCTGACCCGTACAAACCGGAAGTAAACGGCGAGAATACTGTTCAGGACAAGCCTTACCAGATGATGGTAGACGACCTCTTCACAATTCAGCCTGGTACAGATACAGCTGATGGTCCTGCTGCAGTTGTTGGCATCATGTTCTACGGAGAGTTCGTCGTGACGAATCCTTCAATGAACGCTGTTGTCAAATTCGCTGCGTAAATTGTAAGTAATTGTGGCATTGCAGAGTAGAGGCTGTTTGCTCCTTCCTCGAAATGCGATGCCACTTTCATAAAGGAGCAAAGAATTATGGATTTGATTAAGGAAGCTATCAAGTATTACAAAGACCTTCACAAGGCTGAGCTACTTAGAAAGAGACTGGTTGACAAAGACCTCGACTACGATTACCTTCAGCAGCTGGTGAATCAAGTATCAAATAGTTCAGATTTGATAATCTCTATCAAGACTCAGGACGGAGCTCTTATAACAATCAAGCATGAACCGAAACAGGAACAGCATGCAACATACGACTTGCAAGAGGTGATGGTTAGATGACAATATTGAATAATGATGTAGCTACACTATCCGCTGCAATCAACGCACTTGAAGACAGAATAATCAGACTTGAGAGCCAGACTACATTCATTGAGAAAGACGAAGCGCCAAAGGCTCGCCGTAAGAACAGGAAGGAAGGAAATGACAATCAGCAACAACAGCGTGAACGCCATCAATCAAGCAATTCTCAAACTTGAACAGGAAATCAAAGAGTTAAAGCAGAGAATCACTGCACTGGAGAACAAGAAATGAAGTATACACTGAATGGCACATCTCCGAATCAGAGTGCTCTCGTAATCGAATCTGAGCTCGATAAGTTCCAGACACAGATTGATGCAATCAACAATTCAATATCTCTGCTTCAGACAGTAGTGGATGGCAACTCAGCTGATATCATCACAAACAGCAATACAGCTGCCAACAATCTGGCTAATGCAGTTCTGTCTCTGGAGGCGATGATTAGAACAGTTCAGACAAATCTGACAAACTACATCACTGCCAATTCACAGGGCATCTCTACTGGAACATTCAGCGCTACGACAGCAAGTGCAGATAAACTGTCTGCGACAGACTCAACTGTTGTCAATGAGAAAGTCACATCTCTCACAGCTACAACAGCAACTGCAGATACACTCAATGCAACAGATGCGAATCTCACCAAAGCTACAGTCACAACTCTCAATGCGACAAATGCTACAGCTGATACAGCTACACTCAAGACCGCTACAATCGACAATGCAGTCATCACAAACCTTACTCAGAAGCACATCATTGCAACTGACGTCACAGCAGATAAGGTGATTACAGACGCAGTTGCTACAGATACAATCACATCTTCTAAAGAACTGAATATCACTGGTGCAACAAACACTTTACTTGCATACATCTCGTTCAAATGCAACGGAATCGTGACGCTTTATAATGACAGCGGAGCAGTAACAGTATCTCCGTCTGGTGTAAGCAACAACTCCGCATATCTCTATGCTGCTGACAATGAGAAAGGCATCATAACTCTCTACTTCGATACCGATGCTACATGGAACATGCTGACAGTCGGAGCATTCTCGAACTACACATCTGGCACAGTCTCCAAAGGCTCAATCAGACACAATGCAGACAGCAACGGAGATGTGAACGTTGAAGGCAATGTCAGGATTGCAGTAGTGTCATCTCTTCCGACATTAGGAATGAAGAACGTCATTTACATCGTCATAGGAGACTCAAGCTACTACAGCGACGGCATCTACTTCTACCAGATGACTTCTAAACACAACTAGAAGGCAATAAATGTACTACACCACATCGCAGTATATCGAAGAGACAACGACCACAACAGATGTGGCAGCTACATACCAGACATACAGTACATCAATATCTGGATTAAACAGCTACAGCTCAAGCACACACTTCACAACTCTTAGTGTGCTGATGACTAATACATATTACAGCAAGTATACGACTATCTCAGCTTCAAACTCCAGAGTTGAACAGTATGGTGCAACAATGAGCACATCTGGCTCGAGCACAGTTCAGACATCATCTGGAACTACATCTGCATCCTACAGCACTACCACAATTGCATCATCAGTTGTGGTTGCTACAATAGGCACAGCTTCAACATATCAGTCTAATGGCGCTACATACATATCATCTTCTGTCCAGACAAACATCTACAGCATTGTATCTCAAGTTCTGAGCTCAGGCGTTGATACACGCACTTCCAGCACACATAGCTACACAATCAGCTCTGGAGTTGTTGGCTCAATGATGACGTTTGTCTCTACTTGGCAGGAGTTCGGAACTACTACTTCCACTTCATGGACTGGAAAGCTCATCACTGGAGATGTGATAGCGTCATCCTACAGCTTCGGAACATACAGTGCCACATCTACAACCTATCGCACATCCAAGTCTATCTCAAACAGCACAACAAGCAGCAGCTACAGTTCTGGTGGCGGAGCTGCAATGACTTCCGTGCAGACAGTCTTCCATGGCATCACGGAGACGATAAACTTCAATAATGACTACTTCTATGCTGTATCATCTACATATACTGAAGCTTATGGCGGATACAGAAGCTACCGGCTCTACTCTGGAATATCAACAGCAATTGTCACAACAGTCTCAAGCTCAACCTATGCAGTCGGAGTGCATAATGCTGGAACATACAGCAGCTCCAATTTCTACAATCTCAACACAGAGACCTATCTAGTATCAGTCACCAATACACTTGACAACAGGATAACATACAGTACAGCTTCATTTGAGACGGCTGACACAGCTGTAGAGACAATCATTCCTTATGATACCAGCTACAGCTCAGAATATCCGACTATGACTGTGTCTAGCTCAGTGAGCAATTCAGCATCATGGTGGTCGATATCATCATTTGCGTTCCCAGTCACATCAGACTCAGGACCTTGGTTTCTGGAGAGGTCAGTAAGCGGAACGTTCATTGAGACGACTAGATACACAACTGAATACACATCCTACAGAGGCATAACATACAGTCAGCTTACTGAAGCTACAACTTATTATACTTCTAGAAGCATCTCAAGCACTAGCTACACAAGCTCAGCATCGACAGTTGCATACACATTCTATTACTGCAGCAGCTCGATATCAATTGCTTCTGAAGTAATATCGACAGTTGTGACGGCTTATTCTTCCAGTAGCATCATAACTACATGGATGAACTCAACATCAGTTTGGTCAGTGCGTGAGATACCTGCACCGATAGCATATGACAGGACAATAACTACTGAATACAGCTACAGCACAGCTTGGTAAACGGAGATAAACAAATGAAGAAACTTGATTTAAGCAAACTAGTAAACAATATGAGCAGCACGAGAGATGCAACATTAGCGTCATCTCTTCAGTTCCCAGTGGACAATGAATCGTTCTATGGAAGCAATGAGCTCATACCAATCAAATACAACCCAATATCAAACGGAACAGTCTGGTATGACGGAACGAATGCTATCACTCTCACAAACAACAAATTCAGCTACAACGGAACAGAGGTATTCTCTCCGAGTCCGAATCACTTCGTCATAAATGAATGTGCAGCTCCATACGATTCCAATGTGTATACAGTCAACAGCTCCAACTATGCACAGATGGCTGGCGACACGCTGACAGTTGTTGTTGCCGGAGCAAAGTATACAGTCTCTGCACTCTCTCCAAGCTATGACTTCACAGTGATTATGTGTCCTTATGGCAGTGGTCATTATATTGTAACGCTTCTGCCATCAACTACAACGCCAGTGGCATCGATTATATCAGTTGAAGCAGCAAGCACTGGAATCATAACATCAACATCAAACAACTATGCAGTGATGGTAGCAGGCTCTCCAAACTACATCTACTGTGATGGCGTGTCAATGAAGCTCAACGGAAACCGCTCACTCATATCCGCAGCAAACAGCAAACTCAAGATTGGCGGAGACAGATTTCACATCTCCGTGTCTGGCAAAGCAGCATCTGGAGCATTCTACAGCAACTTCTGCTTCTATGATAAATGGCTTCAGACAGACGGAATGATTCTGGCTACTGATGCAGCTGGAGATTATGAAGGCGGATATAAATGTGACTTCGGAAGCTACTCAATCGACTACTACAACCACAACATTGTATCAGTCGCATACAACAATAAATCTCTAGTGACTTCAATCGATGACGCATATTATGACGGAACAATCAAAGTGAGATACCAGTCCAAATGGTATGCAGTCACAATCGCCACTGGTCTTAGCTATCAGATTGTCGGAGACTTGATTGTTGCAAATACTATCGATTATAACAACACATACGACATAAAGAGCGGAGAAGCATTCTGCCGCAATGACGACTACAACGGACGCGTGCTCTGGTGCATTGATGACGCTGCTGTGCCTTCAGATATGGATTTGGCACTCTCCAAATACTGCGCTACAGCTGTGAATGCTCAAGCACAGGTATATGGCGGAATTGCTCAAGGAACTCTCTGGCCTGCATTCAACATATACGGATTAGCTAAAGGCGGAAACTACAGCCTGCTCGACTTCTGGAATGATACAGCGAGAATCCCAGTTGAAGTATACAATGCAACTGATGATGCACTCACTACTCCTGTATACAGATTCACATTAGGCGGAAGCAACAACTACAGCGGAGTATCTTATGCAGATTCATCGAATACTGAATACAGCATCAGCGAGCTTGATACACTCACAAATACTGGCTCAGACTACCTGCTGATAACGACTCCATGGTTTACAGCTCTGAGCGCACTGAACAACAAACAAGCTCCGGTGCTGTCGTATTATATCGGAACAATGTCTGAACTCAAATCAACCTTCGTCATTCAAGGCACAATTTATGGAATCACCTCTAGTGGCTACATTGTATCAATGACTGTATCAGATGGTGCTATTAGCTCCACTACTGTCGTGACGAAAGTAGGATATCTGACATACATTGGCTCAACTTCAGACACAGCATACTTCTATGACAGCGTTGATAAAGCATTGTATCAGTTCACATCCACTCTCAAGCTCGAGAAAGTAATGGACCTCTCGATATCAGTTCCGAGAATGATTGCTTCTCAGCCGGAGAACAACAAGGTAGCGATTGCCTGTGATGACGGAATATATGCAATTGACGGAGCTTCAATCTCTCACATTCCAGTCGTCTCAAATGACGTCAGATACAGCTACGGCTATCTTATTGCTGGAACAAACGCATATTCTAAATATGATGGACAGACAATGCCGGTCATACTTGATACTGGAAACGTATGTGATGGCATCAACTCAGAGATTATGATAAACGAGGTGCTCGTAAACCTTGACACTACTGGTGTGAATATGCCATATATTGAGTACAACATATCCGTGAACGGAGAGGCTGGAGAGACGAAGTCCATTGACAACATATCATCAGGCTACTGTCAGCTGAAGCCAACTTCCACCAGAACAAATGGTCTGTTCTACCGTATCAAACTGAAGACAAACTGCAGCATCATAGCAGTTGCAGTAGATGACGGCGTCAAAGAAAGACCAAGTCTTGCTAAAGTAAATGGCTAAATGTGTCAATCGTTTAGTCGAACTATATTTATAGAGGACTAAACGATGACTAATAAGAACGTTATAATCAACCGTGTGAACTCACTGAAAGGACAAGCTCAGAACAGGCTTGTCAAGTATCAGTGGTCATATAGCTTATATGCACAGACGCCAGCAATAGACCTTAAGAGTTCAAATCCTATGACTCCTGGCTTGCTGGATACTGGCTGGACTGATGATATATCTCCGAAGATAAACATCATAAAGTCTGCTGTCGATGCTGTCACATCAAAGATTTCCACTTCTCATGTGAGACCTTATGTGAATGCAGTCAAAGGCAGCTTCAAGACAATTCAAATCTGCAAACAGCTGCAGATATTCCTCGACTACTACTTCGATGAGAACAATCTTTATGACATGTGCACTGAAGCATTGAGAGATGCCTGCGTATTCGACAGCTGCAGCATATTCCTTAATCAGGACGATATGAAGCCCTATCTCATCATGCCATGGAACTACTACAGCTACCAGTGTGAGAAGATTAAGAAGTCGGCTTACATTGAGTTCCCGAATGTGACAACTGAATCTGCTCCAGATGCTGTGAGAGACCTGCTCACTCAGAATGAGAAGCAGAAGGAATTCATGAGCTACGCATACTACTACAACGTAGTCGACCATGTGCAAGCAATCTTCATCAACAACTCGATAAGAGATGTGAGAGAGTATAAGAGCGACATCATTCCGATTGCTACAATTACATACGGAAAGCCTGTAATTGGCAACAACGCCTTGTCAATCAGTGATATGCTTCGTGGCATTCAGTATGAGATTGATGAAGTGATGAAGAGAATTGCTGCAGCTTCTAAGAAGAACCCAGCATTGACAGTCGTATTGAACAATGCTTCAAACGTATCAGTAGGTGAGCTCAACAACGAGATTGGCAACATAATCCAGTTCAACTCTCAAGGCAACCAGAGTGCTAAGCCATTCGACATCATAACGCCTAATTTCATTTCAGACCAGTATACTGCTCTTCTCGACAACTTGATTGATAAAGCTTACAACATGGTAGGCATATCTCAACTGTCTGCACAAGGCAAGAAGACGCCAGGTCTGGACAGCGGAGTTGCAATTGCTACACAGGAAGATATTGAATCAGACAGATTCCAGACTCTTCTAAGCAACTACATTTATCTGTACACGAATGTGGCAAAGATGATGGTGCACATCGCTACTGGAGACAAGACAATTCTTGAGCCTTCCAGATACAACATCAAGCTCAAATGGAGTGATGTCAAATCCGACTATGACAAGATGAGAATTGAGTTCAGTGCAGCTGATGCTTTGAGCAAAGACCCATCACAGAAGCTCAAACAATTGCAGTCTCTTGCTGCTGCCGGAATCATTCCTTCAGTTCAGATTGCTTCTCTACTCGAGATACCGGATATCAACAGAGGCTACAGCGCAGCAAACAACGGATTCAATACTTGCATGAGCTTGATTGACGCGTGCATCTATGATGACAAATTCGACATTCCAGACTACATATCTGTCGACCTGCTGATGGAGCAGATTACCAACATGCAGCTCAGCTTGAAAGCAGCTGAAGGCTCAACAGATGAGAACGAGAAAGACATCGACAAGCTCAACAGACTTTACAAGCTTGCTTATGACAGAAAGCAGGAGCTGACACCACAGCAGCAGCAGATTGAAACAACAGACACATCTCTCAACAACGCATATACCAACATGAACGGAGCTAAAGGAGTTGAAGATGTGAGCAGCAAAGCTGCACCGTATGACAACGGAATGAGTGGCAACAGCAACACTGCAGCATCAAACAATGCACAAGGAGATAATAAATAATGGCAAACTATTCATTCATGGGAGTGCAGCTCAGCAACAGCATAGCAACGTATTATGCAGCTGATACTGCAGCTAGCACATACACATCATATTCAACTGTGACAAGGCAGACCTACCAAGACTCGGACCCTACAAACGATAAGCGGCGTGATTTCATGTCAACACACCACACCTACAGTGTTGCGTTTGGTCCAAGTCAGACACTTATAGCAAACTACGATTATAACTCTTCATTGAGCACGCCTGTATCAGCAATGAGCTTAATGCTGTCATCACAGACAAGTACATTCAACGATACTTCAAACCGCTATCCGTCGTCTACTCTGGCATTTGCTCCGTCAGGCACCTCATACACTCATAATATAACTGCTGGAGGCGATAGCTCAGAGTCTGTTTCAACATACAGTGACTCATTAGTGACTAGCAACATTGGAACAACAACTGCTGCCAACTACACAAGAAGCACACTTGTTCCGTCTGGAACGATGACTTATATGGAATGGTACGGACAGACTTCAGGCTCAGCAGTCACACTGTCAAGCAACCAGAATCTCTTTCTCATCACGTCCTATGAGAGCATCACATATACAACTGAGTCATCTGGAAACAACTGGGGTGCATCTTATGTTTCAGGCACCACATTAACTCACTACCAGTATGCAACGCATTATACCGACCGTGCTCATACTTCATACTCAAGCAACTGGTATACATCACTATATGTGCTTTATACTAGTGGCTACACAACTTCTGCTGAATACCTTGACTCCAATGGCTCAATAACATCCACAGAATCTGGCAGCGGCAAAGCTACTAATTTACCAGGACCTCATTATACATATCTCAGGCAGACTTTCTCAAGGTCTACTGAACAAACCTTCACATCATTCCTTAACAAATTTGCAAGTGCGAATGTGAGCTGGTATGACACCTACTCCTCAATATATACTCAAGCAGGGAATACAAGCTGGGATACTTCAGTAGTAGTGACTGGAACAAACTCCAATTCAACTACACTTCCAGTAGGTAATTATGATAATGCAAGCACAGGTCCAGCAACAAGCTCAGCAACATCAACAACATC